AAATTCGCGCTAGGCGCGAGCAGCAGGGTATGAGCATCACCCAGCTTGCCGGCGACCTCGGCGTGAGCGACCAGGCTGTTAGGTACTGGGAGGCCGGTCGCAGCAACCCGGGAAAGAAGATCGCTCAGCGCTTGGAAGAGCGGCTCTCATTCCAGTTGGACTGGACGGAGGGCGCCAGGCACTCGGGTGACAGACAGACGATGAACGCCCTCATCGACCAGCAGGACATTGACCTCCTGTTGGTCATCTGCAGGCTGCCATTCGACGCGAAGACCCTGATCGGGGAGTTCGCGCGGATGCACCTTCGGGCCCTGGAGGGACGAGTAGTAGAGACCCGGGAGACCACCTCGCCAGTGCCGCCATTCCTAGAGCGCAAGCAGGAGCTGAGAAGTGCCAGATCGAAGAGTGAACAAGCCCACAATCGCAATCGCAGAAAGACGGGCTGATGCAGCAACCATCGCGCAGCTGACGAAGCTGCTGGATGACGCAAAAAGGGGGGACCTTTCTGGGGCCATTGTGGCCGCGCACTACGGCGGCCGCGAGTATGCATACATGGGATCTGGGTCACTGTGCCAGGACCCGCGGCTCGGGCTGCACGCGGCACTGACCCTTGCCAAAAAAATGTTGCCTTAGCAACCGAAGAGTGTATAGTCACGCCGTCCGTTGCGAACCGCGCAGTGCACGCGCATCCGCCGATGGCGGGCTCCTTGTGGGGATGCTGGGTCCCTAAGTGCACACCAGCGGGCTCTGACAAAGCCAAGGCGGTAGGACCGCTCAGAGCAGCCTCAAGGGTTGCCCAGCCGGGTGGAAAGCCCGACACCCTCTCGGCTTGCCATGGCCCGCGGAGGCCCAGCGAGAGTTGCGACAATCGCCGGCTCTGAAGCGGGTATCAACGTGGCAAGCCGAGAGGGTGACGCGTCAAGTGCCGGGAACCGTAAGATCAGGTCCGGCTGCAAAAACGCATGGGCTACCTCGACGCGCCCCTCAACGAGACCAGCCCGGTGGCCCCGGGATACTGCAGTCATGTCCGCAGACTGCAGGAAGTGAATCAGGCGTAGCTGCCTGTACGAAAAATGCGGATGGTGTTGGCGCTGCGCCAACAGAGGATGCAAGTTGCGTGGAGCCTGATGGCGTTGAAGCGATGACAGCGACGCAGCACTATCAACGGAACTTTTAAGACGGCCTGCCGTCAGACAGGAGCAGCGGCAACACGCAGTCTGCCAGCATGAGCTGTGGCGCCCTTCGGTGGGCAGCGCCCGAAAGGGTGGCCTAGCGAGCAACAGCGCAAGAACATCTGCGTGACCACCCCGGGAGAGTAGCGGGGACTTTCAGATCATCCGGGGCCGCAATTTCTAAGCGCGCGGCAAACAGCAAGTAAGCGCCTGTTGGACTCAGGCGGGAAGAGTGCAGATCGTCGGGCATGCGGCAGTGAAATGCGGCTCGGCGACTAGGGGCCGCCCTATGTAGCGGCACCCCGGAGTGGCGCCCGGGCGGATGATCTGAGGGTGGACCGGGGTAGTGACCCGGCGCTGAAGCAGTAGGCGGCTCCGAGGCCTGTGTAAGTACTGGAGCACTGGCGCGATCACAAAGCGCTTCCACCCTCAACTTTCAGATCAGCGGCGACGCTTGCGCCACACAGGAACGAATGCAGCCCTACTCCACAGTGAACCTGTGGGCTGCCCGCTGATCTGAGAGTCGCACAGTAAGTGCGGTGCCGCGGGAAACCGGCCGCGCGCGTTGAGCGCGTCGTGCCAGAAGGCCCTCCTTCACAACGGGGGCGGACGAATGGACACAGGCGGATCGGAGCCAGCTCCCTGCGACTCTCAACCATCAGGCGTGCGCCCGTCTCGGAAAGGGCCAGCAGCGATGCGCAACCTCCGGCGCTACCCCGGAGCCGTGATGCTCGGGTGCACGCCTGAGGGTGCGTAGTTTCAGCGGGAGAACCCGAGCGGTGAGCCGCGGCTCATGTCATGCACGGAGACGGTGGTTCGAATCCATCCGCACCCACCATCAAACAACAGGAGACAGACATGCGATTGTGACCAACTACCGGAGCAATCCATGTCTCGCACAACGCACCACCACCGTCGCCGCTTTACCGAGCGCGGCCACGGCCTGTGGCACCACTTCTGCGACGAAGTGCCGGCGCGCGCCAAGTCCAGGGCGCTCGAGCGCCTGGCGGTTCGCACGCAGGACCTAGACGATGTCGACGCGGTGCGCTGGCCCCGCGGCCGCAAGCCGTTTTCGTACTACTACTGACGCATGCCCAAGTCATCCCCCGCCAAGCTGAGCAGCCAAGCCGAGCGCAACGCCCGCCCCGAAGAGGTGGCCAAGCGCGTGGCCTACAACCGCAACCGCCGGGAGGCGATCGCCGAGGGGCGGGTGAAGGTCGGCGACGGCAAGGAGCTGGACCACAAGAAGCCGCTCGACAAGGGCGGCGCCGACACGCGGAGCAACCTGCGCGCGGTGGACGCCAGCACCAACCGCGCGTGGCGCCGCAGCCACCCCGAGATGTACACCAAGGCAAAGAAGTAGGGTTTGTCCTGATGCAACAACACTTTGTTGTTGCAGAATGAGGGCTTCGCAACAGGAGCCCGCATGAGCATCTTCACCCACCTCCTCGCACTCTGGGTCGGCGTCTGCGTCGGCTTCGGCTTGTTCGCCATCCTGGCTGCCGGCCGCCGCGCCGACGATGCCGCCGACGGCGCTGCGCGCGCCATCGAGGCCGACCGCGAGTGGTTCAAGCACGCCACCCGCACCCGCTCGCGCGGCCCGGGCTAAATTACTTGTTGCGTTCCCAACAACTGGTTGTACAATTCGTTGTCGCAACAAGGAGTCCAACACATGGAAGTCGCTCAAGACGCCGCCGCAGAGGTGGCCACCGAAGTCGTCGATTCGCAGCCCGGCGGGCAGCTGGACATCAAGCGCCTGAACCTCACCGACCTGGCGCTGGCGCAGTTCGGGGACTGGCAGTCCGCGGTCTCGTCGGTCAAGACCAGCCTGGCGGCGACGGTCATGGATCTGTCCAACGCCTCCCGCATCGACGAAGCGAAGAGCCTGCGCTGGCGCCTGGTCGGACAGCCGCGCGCAGACGTGCGCCGCATCAGCAAGGACCTCAAGTCCAAGCTGGCCGCGACAAGCAAGTCCATCGGCCAGGCCGAGGAGCAGATCGTGGCGGCCTACGACGAGGCCGAGCAACTCATCACCCCGCGCATCGAGGCCGCAGAGGCTGAGATCGAGCGCGTGCGCCGCGAGAAGGAGGAGGCCGAGCGCGCTCGCGTGGCGGCCATCCGCGAGAAGATCAACACGATCTTCGCGCAGCCCGCGGCCTGCGTCGGCCTGCCGTCCGGCGAGATCGAGCTGTCGATCGTCGGCGTCGAGGTCGTGGCCGCCGACAAGGCATCCTTTGAGGAGTTCCAGGCCGAGGCTGAGGCCGCCGCCGGGGTGGTGCTGGCGAAGCTCCGCGCCATGCTCGAGGCCGCCCGGGCGGCAGAGGCCGAGGCCGAGCGCCTGCGCCTGGAGGCCGAGCGCCTGGCCGCCGAGCGCGCCGAGCTCGAGCGCCAGCGCGCCGAGCTTGCCGCCGCGCAGGCCGCAGCCAAGGCCGCCGAAGAGGCCGCTGCGGCGGCGCGGCGCGCCCAGGAGGAGGCGGCGGCGGCCGAGGCCAAGCGCATCGAAGGCGAGCGCCTGGCCGCCGAAGAGGCCGCGCGCCGCGAGATCGAAGAGCGCCGACTGGCCGCAGAGCGCGAAGCCCAGGCCCAGCGCGACCAGCTGGCCGCCGAGCGCGCCGAGCTGCGCCGCCGCGAGGAAGAGATCGAAGCTCAGGCCCGCGCGCGCCAGGAGGAAATCGATCGCCAAGAGTCCGAGCGCCTCGAGGTCCTGCGCAAGGCCGCCCAGGAAGACGCCTTCGCCGCCGAGCGCGCGGCCGCCGCTGCGCAGGCCGCCACCGAGCCCGCGCAGAAGGTGCGCCCGGCGGACGCCACCATCACCGCCGCCATGGCCAAGGCCTTCAAGGTCGAGCCGATGGTGGCCGCCGAGTGGCTGGGCTCGTACGACGCGATGGCCGAGATCGAGCGCATCAAGTCCTCGTCCTGAACACCAACAAGGAGATCAGCATGTCTGAAATTCTCGAGCTGGAGCCTCAGCAAGGCCCATCCGGAGCCACCCCCCAAGGGCAGCTCGCCACACAAGCCGCCAGCCCCGCTGTGCTACTGCAGATCGCAGTGGCGCAGGGTGCGGACCTCGATCGTCTGGAGCGCCTGATGGCGCTGCAAGAGCGGTGGGAGGCCAACGAGGCCAAGAAGGCCTTCGACGATGGCATGGCCGCGTTCAAGGGCGAGGCCGTGGAGATCATCAAGCGCAAGCTCGTCGACTTCACGACGCAGAAGGGGCGCACGACCTACAAGCACGCCGAACTGTCGGACGTGGTTGAAGCCGTCGCCGGCCCGCTGTCCAAGCACGGCTTCTCGTGGAAGTGGTCCATGAAGCAGGAGCGCGACTGGCTCGAGGTGACCTGCGTGCTGACGCACAAGGCCGGGCACAGCGAGTCGGTGACGCTCGGCGCTGCGCCGGACCAGAGCGGCGGCAAGAACAGCATCCAGGCCGTCATCAGCACCAAGACCTACCTCGAGCGGCACACGCTCAAGGCCATCACTGGCGTCGCCGAGAAGGGCGATGACGACGACGGCCAGGGCGCGGAGCCGTTGCCGGATCCGCTGGAGGTGTGGTCTGGGCGAGCGGCCCTGGCGCAGACGATCGAGGAGCTCCAGGCGGTCTCTCGCGACGGCCAAAAGCACTTCCGCGGTGCCGGCGACGTCGAGGCCTACAAGCTCTTCGCGAGCGCCGTGCAGGCTCGCGGGGCCGCCCTGCGCGCCGCCGAGGCCGCACAGCCCAGCGCCTCTGCCGGCGTCGCCGGGGGGCAGCAATGAGGCCCCTCAAGCTGCGCGCCTCCTCGGTCGGCAAGATCATGACCGAGCCCAAGACGCCGAAGGAGGGCCCGCTCTCCGTTGGCGCCAAGACCTACATTCGCCAGCTCTCCGCGCAGGACATCCTCGGGATCGCGTTCGAGATCTCCAGCAAGGAGATGGAGAAGGGCATCCTCGTCGAGGATGAGGCGATCGCGACCGTCGGCAGGGTCAAGGGCCTTGATCTGCGCAAGAACTCCGAGCGCCGAGAGGACGAGTTCTTCACCGGCGAGTGCGACGTCTTCCACGCGCCGACGCGCGAGGGGCGGGACACGAAGTGCGCCTGGTCGGCGGCCACGTTCCCCATCTCCATCGTCGACTGCGAGGACAAGGCCTACGAGTACCAGATGCGGACCTACATGCGCCTCTGGGATGCGCCGCGCTGGCACGTCGACTACGTGCTGGTCGACACGCCGGCCGACCTGATTCGCTACGAGCCGCTTGCTCTGCACATCGTCAGCCACATTCCGGAACATCACCGCGTTACGACGTGGACGGTGACGCGCGACCTCGAGATCGAAGCGCGGATGGTCGAGAAGGTGAAGGCGGCGCGGCTGTACTACGCCGAGGTCGTTGCCGAGTTCGATCGCACGCACAGGACGGCGGCTGCCGCCAAGGAAGAGCTGCTCCGCCAGGCGGAGGCGAGGCTCGCTGCGACGATGGCGCCCGGCTGAAATTTGCGGCCAAGGTGCGCGAACTGGAGAACTTTTTCCGCGCACCCTTCTCCAAGGACAAGCTGCTGGCGGCCGCCTAGCAGCGTTTCAACCACAGACGAAAGGCAACATGACCAAGACCACCACCCCGCGCCTGAAGAAGGGCGCAGCCGTGAACTACCGCGCGCGCAAGACCACCGGCTCCGGCAAGATCGCCGCCGTGCGCGACACGGCGCGCGGCCCGTGGTACGACGTGAAGACCAGCGACGGCAAGACCGTCAGCTGCCGCGCAGGCCAGCTGGAGCTGGTGTGAACGGCCGGCGGGCGAAGGCGCTCCGCCGTATGGCGGAAGACATGACCCCGCCGGCATTCCCCGATCGCGACATCGTCGCGAGTCCTGGCAGCAGGACGACGGCCTGGAACTCGCCGCGCTCAGAGCGTGGTGCGTACCGGGCCCTCAAGAAGGCCGACCGGCGCATCAAGTAACCACACGGGAATCAACATGTCATCTGTGAACAAGGTCATCGTCGTCGGCTACGCCGGCAAGGACGCCGAGACGCGGTACGCGCCCAGCGGCTCCGCCATCACGAACGCAACCATCGCCACCAGCCGCAGCTGGAAGGACAAGACCACCGGCGAGAAGCAGGAAGAAACCGAGTGGCATCGCATCGTCTTCTACGACCGCTTGGCCGAGATCGCCGGCGAGTACATCAAGAAGGGTCAGCTCGCTTACGTCGAGGGCCGCCTGAAGACGCGCAAGTGGACCGACAAGGACGGCGTCGAGAAGTACACCACCGAGATCATCGCCGACCAGCTGCGCCTGCTGGGCGGCCGCGGCGAGCGCTCCGACGCCGGCGGCGATCAGCGCGGCGGCCATAGCGCTGCGCCCGCGCCGCGTGGTGCGCCGCAGACCCGCGGCGCGGCGCCCTCGCCTGCGCCGCGCCAGGCGCCGCAGCGTGGTGGGCACGCGTTCGACGACATCGACAACGACATCCCTTTCTAGAGCGGGTCCGCCGACTCTTCTACCACCCAGAGTCGGACTGCTACATCGAGTCTCGAGACGCACAAGAGTGCGCCGAGCTCGAGGTTGCTGACAGCGGCCTAGTCGTCGAGGTGACGGGCATCGACCACCACGAACACGAGCACAGCCGGCGCGCCGGCAGAAAGAAGGAGATGTGAGCATCACGCAAGAGGCCCCGCGGGGCCGCCTGATCGCGCTGTGCGGGCTGAAGACCGCGGGCAAGAGCGTCGTCGCCGAGCAGCTGACTGCCAACCTGCCGGCCGGCCGCGTCCGGTTCTCTGGCCCCCTCAAGGACATGCTCCGCGTGCTGGGCCTGAACGACGCCGAGATCGAGGGCCACCTCAAGGAGGAGTCGAGCGACAAGCTCTGCGGCCAGACGCCCCGACACGCGATGGTCACCCTCGGCACCGAATGGGGTCGCGAGATGATCGGAGAAGACATCTGGGTGCGCGCCTGGGAGAACTCCGTCAAGGCGCACCTGGCCAACGGCGTCGACATCATCACCGAGGACCTGCGCTTCGAGAACGAGTACGAGGCCGTGCGCCGGCTGGGCGGCATGGTCATCCGCATCGAGCGCCCGGGCTTGGTTGCGAGCGATCACCCGAGCGAGCAGTTCGCGCAGTCGATGATCGCCGACACCGTGGTGCACAACGACGGCGATCTCAAGACGCTGCAGACCTATTCGCGCACCCGGCTCATCGCGGAGATCGGGGGCTTCTTCTCGCTGGGCCCGCTCGCATGAAGTCAGACGACCACCTCTACGAGGGTCGCGTCGGCGACTGGATGCGGACGCGGTCTGGCGGCCGGTTCTACCCGCAGGACGTCAGGCCAGGCGACATCAAGCCGCTCGACATCGCATCCGGCTTGGCGCGCGAGTGCCGCTACGGCGGCCAGATCAGCGGCTGGTTCACGGTGGCAGAGCACAGCATCCTTGTGGCGGGCCTGCTGCCGCCGCATCTGCGCTTCGCTGGCCTGATGCACGACGCACCGGAGGGCCTGATCAGGGACATGACGCGCCACAACAAGCGCGCCCTCCCCGACTACCAGAAGCTGGAGGACGAAGTCTGGGCGGCCATCGCGGCGACTTACGGCCTCGACCTCGAGCTCGACCCACTCATCAAGCAGGCCGACAACGACGTGCTTCTCGCCGAGCGCAGCGTGTTCTACCCCAACGACTACACCAAGTGGGACATCCGCGGCACCGCGGCCGATGTCGAGATCCGTCAGCTCAACCCCTGGGAGGCCGAGTCGGCCTTCCTCAACCTCTTCCACGAACTCACAGAAGGAGCTTTCAAGTGACGTCAGATGGCGTCGCCTCGTCGGATGGGGCGCGGCGGCAGAGCCGTCTGCTCAAGTCATCGGATGAAGCCATGCTTGGCCGCAGGTTTGGCCGACTTGCTGTTGTGGAGCGCGCGGTTGGCGGCGGGAAACAAGACAGATGGTGGTGCGCCTGCGACTGCGGTGGCGAAACGGTGTCTTTTGGTTTCTCCCTAAGGGG